AACCACATGTTAGTACCAAGTTACAGTTTGTTTTCTAGCTGCGCCAGTACCTTTAACTACATTCTTGTCGCCTGTAGGAATTCTTTGGCTAGAACCTCTGATACTACTTTTTGCTCTTGGATCTCTAATAAGATTTTGGGGAGCAATAGTAATAGGTTGTCCACCTGTAGGTGATTGAGTAACAACTGTTCCTTTTCTTCCAATCTGCGCTTTGTTTTTTAGTATTTTCATAATTTTCTCCTATTTTTAACTTATATTAATATTTAGGTCCTTTCAAGCGATTAACGTCTTTCATTTTCATTACATCCGAACGTTGTTTAGCTTTATTAGACATCTCTTGTTTCGTTAGCGAAGTTTTAGCTCTTAAAAATGCTAAATCTTCGTTTTGTTCAAGTTTATCTTCTGTTAAGTCTTTTGCTTGAAGCATTTTTGCTTTATCAAGATTTGTTTTTTCTTCAAGTTCTTTATTTTTTCTCTCATTTTCCATAGCTTTAAGATCAACTTCTCTTTGTTTTAATTTAAGAAGTGGATCATTGTCAAATTGAGATGTAATTTCTTTTTCTTCCTTCATAAACTCTTCTGTCATTTCAGCAATTAAAACTGCTTTTCTAGCTTCAATTAATTGAGATATTTGTTGAAGTTGTTGTTTAGCTTGTGGGTTCTGTACCGCAGCTTGTTGAAGTTGTGGAAGCATCATAAATTCTTTTTGGAATTCTAATTCAACTTGTTCTTGAGCCATTAAACTAAGATGCTCTAAAATATTTTTTTCTAAGGAAGCTGTAATATTAGGTTGGTTTCTAACAAAGTTAGTTGCCATAAAATTTAAATGTGATGTAACGTGTGCCCTATGGTCTTGACCAGGAAAGGCTTGAAAAGGTTTTCCTCCTAAAGCATCAATATGTTCTAATGCCGGATCTTTTGGTTGTTTTGGTGGAGGAGGAGGTAAAATTTTATCTATATCTTTTATCCCAATAGCAGAATACATGGCTCTATAAGCCATATACATATTATGCATTTGTGGAGCAGCTTGTGCTAGTTGTAATTGTGTTTGAGCCAAAGATATTCTTTGTGTCATAGAAAATATGTTTGGATCTGCAACTGGTAAAATGTCAATTCTATCATCGAAATCTGTTTGTTTAATATTTCTTGCACCGCCTGGGACATCGTAAGGATATTCTGGTGGTAAGTACGTTGAAAAAACTTTTGCTAATAATTTGAATTCTTGTTTAAGTGATACATACAATCTTTTATGTATTGCGGACATTACTCTTGAACCACGTTCTAAGAGAGCTACTGTTGTTCCAACAGCTGCTTGTTGATTGCCATCCCCCACTTGCATATCGGCAATTGATGCGAATCTTTGTCCTGCCTGAACCACAATCCCCATTAATTGTAATAATGTCTGTGAAGGTTCCTTATAAGGTAAAAATACAAAAGCATCTTTTAAATTTCCACCTGGAGTATCTACGTCTTTAAATTCTCCCGGTTGAATTGGAGAAGCTTCGTCTTTGACTCTAACTCCTCTTTGCTTAAACCCTGCTGGTAAATTAGATAATGTACCGGCATCTAATAATTGGCGGAGAGCAGACGTTGCCGTTCTACTTAAACCGCCAATCATGTGAATGAGTCCAAAACCATAAAAACCTAATCCTGGCAGAAATTTGAAGTGGACAAAGTAATTTACTTTGTTTTTCTTTGGGTCATTGGCTGCGAAGTTCCTTCTAATTGAAAGAACTTTTTGTGTACCTTCCTCGATTGTAACGATAAAAGGCAACTTGATTCCAGTCGGTTCCCCTTCCGGATCAATATCTTCAAAACCTTCTAAATCTAAATTAACATGACACTCTAACAAAGTGTAAGGAGCGTCGACTCTAGCTGACTTAGTAATACCTTCTAATTCACGTTCTTTTTGTTTTAGTTGGTTGTCTACTGCTTCTGTTGGTTTTGATAACTCTATGTCTCGGTAAAATCCTCCAACTTGTTGTTTACGTAATTCATTCTCGCTCATCTTAATTACATGTACAACAGCTTCTGCATCTTCAAGAGAAGTAGCAGTATAAGGTACAACTAAATCATCAGCAGGAACAAATTTAGAAACTGCTCTACCTAAGATTTCATCGTAATAAACTTTTTTAAATGTAGACCCTGCAAGAGGTAAATAAAATAACATTTGATCAAACTCTGGTTCGTACTCAGACATTTGATCCATGATTTGATAATTCATGAAGTCTTGAACTCTTTGAGATTGTAATTCTTTTTGTGGACTGCTAGTTCCCATGATTTGAGTTCTAACTGGACCATCTGCCGGTAATAATTCTTTATAAGCTAAAGATTGAAATTGTGTAACTGCTTCTGCAAGAACTGGATGCGTTGCACCTGAAGCTCCTTGAAAAGGTTCTGTTCTGTTATTGTATTTAAAACCTAGTAAATCTAAACCAGTGGTGTAAGTTTTTTCCCAATCGTTTCTAGAAAATTTATAATCTTTGTAGTTGGCTTCTAGAGTAGAACCAATCGGATCTAAAATATCATCAGGAAGTAGTTCAGCTAAATTATCAAAATGCTCTTCTGTTCCAGGTATATTTACAGCACCAGGTTCAAAGTCTAGTGTAACTCCACCATCATCTTCTTCTGTAACTTCTACTGGACCTTGTTCTTTGATTTCCTCCACATTAATATCGGTCTGTTCTTGAGGAACATCTACGGTTGGACCAGTATTAGGGAGAGCCTTATCTATATTATCTGCCATTTAATTTCTCCGTGTTCTTCTTATCTTTTTTTGGAGCTTTCCGCAACCCCTGTGGATCAGGTCCTTTTAGCGGCGGGATCTGACTCCATTTAACATGTTTCATGTTTTTAACTAAAGTTGGGTTTTTCATTTTTTTAATAATCCTGCTATACCGCCAGATGCTCCTTCAAATAAATAACCTAAATCTTTGGACCTTCCATAAAGATCCAACATTGCTTCTTTTGGTAGACTAACATTTGGATCTTGTAATTGTTCCCATGTTAAATAATTTCTTTCCTTATTTATTTCTGCTACTTGTTCAGGAGAACCATGTTCTAATAAACCAGCCTTAGGATTAAATATATTCCAATTTTCTGGCCAAATATTATAAAATGCTTCACCAAAACCACTAGAATAAGGATGAACATATCTAGCTTTATCTTCATAATCCTCTTTTCCTTGAGCTATTAATTCTTTTCTTTTTTGACCTTCTGCCGCTTTATAAGCAGATGTAAAACTTATATTTATATCTTCATCTGTTATTTGACTTACATCTTTTCCAGCCTGTGCAGAAATATTAGACATGTATTTACTCCATAAATTAGTTTGTTTTTCATTTGCCAAAGCTAGTTGTTTTTCCGCATTTTTAAATTGATCAGACGCCATTTTTTCTTGAGCACCTGAAAGATCCGTATATAAATCTGTACCTTTTAATTTTTCCCAATCTTCAGATTCTTTTTGAAAACCTGGGAGATTATACTCTCTTCTTTCAATATCCTGTTGATTTGCAGATAAATCTAAAGTCTGTTGTAAATTCTCCAGTTGTAAATCCGAATATCCCATTTCTTCCGCTACTTTCCTTAAATTACTATGTGTCGTTCCAAAATCTTTAAAAATGAAAGCTTTATCCAATGCTTCCCCAAACGGAATTCCTTTAGCACTTGAAGCCCATGTATCCAAACCTACATACCAAACTTCAGCGCCAATCCAACTAAAAGGATTAGTAATCCCTAACTTTCTAATATTTTTAACTATTCCTCTTGCTGCACTTTTAACTTTGTTAGGACTTTCTTTTAAAAGTTTTTGATAAATTGATTTATACTTTTCACCTCCAGCAGTTTTTATAAATTCATCTGGATTACTTTGAACAAGTGCCATTCCACATTTCTTAGTTGCAAAGCCAATTCTTCCACCCCCTGCAACTAAATTAGAACATATATCACTAATTTCTATCCCTAGTTTTTTATATAATTTAGCTTGAGCTTCTGCTGCGGTTTTATTTCTACTGTTTTGAAGATAGGTTTTAAAAGATGTTTTTCCCATTTCTATAATTTCCTGAGTCTCTTTTTCTGTTGCACTTTTATATGCAATTTTTTGACCTGTTTTTCCTTCTGATATTGTCAATTCAGGATTAGACATTACTTCTTTTTTCATAAAACCAGTTTTACTTAAAGAACTCTCTTTAAATATTAATGAACTTTTATATTTAGAAAATTCAGGATTAGCTGCTCTTAAAGCTGCTTCTTCTTTTGCTAAAGCTTCAAACACTAGTTTCTTTTTTGATGTAGAGAGACTTCTATTTAAATTATTTTGATATTGTTTTTTTTGAATATCATTTATTCCATCTTCAAACTTTCTAATCTCTTTATAATTTTTTCTAGCTTCTAAAGGCATTGTATTTTCTGTAGTAACTTTTTCTCTTAAACCCCCCGCATGATGTTTGTGCATATCCATAGTTCCTCTTGTTTTAGCTTCAATGGACGGATTACTATATTTTTTAAACCATTTTTTGTCTGCCTCTCTTCTTGCTTTTTCTTTTACATCATCCCATTTTTTACCCGGGTTTCCCCACAACTCCGAATCAATAAGTTCTGCTTTTCTTCTTCCAAATTTTTCTTTACCTTGTTGTTGATTAAAAGTAGGATTGTCATCAATAAATTGAATAACTTCTTCTAAGTGTTTAGGATTTGCTAAATTTACACCTGATTTATTTACACTTAATTTAATTATCTCACTACGAGGTTTACTTAATTTAAATTTATCTCCAGCTATACCTTTATCCATAGCATCCATAGCACCATTAACTGTTTGTTGTTTTAATCCAAGTTTTTTTGCAATTGAAACACTAGACTCACCTGCTTCCATAAGTTCTTTTACTTTTGCTCCATGAGATTTAACTACGGATTCACCTTTATAAAACCCAGTCCGTCCACCCTGAGCCATGTTCCGTGGTTCTTGGACCAAGCCACGTTTTGGTGTTGTAACTAAACCACCTGTAAAGTATTGTTTATTATTATAGATCCTGGCATTGGGGGAAGTATAGTCGTGACCAATTTCAGCCAATAGATTTTTTAAAAACTTGTTCATTTATTCTCCCAGCAGTCTAGCCAAGCCACCTGTTGCAAAATCAGGGTCCTCTTTAGCCCAATCTGTTGGATCAATTTCAGGGCCTTGATTAAAATCAGCTCTTTCTTGTTGATAGTATGAAGATCTTGCTTCTGCTTCGTCTACTGCTTTTTGTCCTCTTGTAGTTTTAGTTTTATTTGTGCCTTTAGCAAACCCTTCTAATTTTGTAGAATCTCCTCCAACAATATCTTCAATGTTATTTACAATATCGTAGTCAACATCAACATCGTCCATCTCTGGTCCTACTTGCCTGTATCTAGTATCATTAGCTACAAACTCTCCTTTAGTCTTAACAGCTTTACCTGTTGTTTCGTCTATAAGTTCATGGCCTGGCGGTGTGTAATCTATTTCATAAGATTCGCCATAAGCGTTTTTACCTTCAACTCTAACTCTGCCATTATCGTGCTTTGCTAATTTAACACCGGGTAATTCTTTAGTTGTATACTCCATAAGATCTGCGTCTATCTTTTTACCAATACCTTTAATCATAAATTTGTCTACCAGATCTGGAAACCACGCTGGCATTGTAGTTGTAGTGTTGCCAAGAACTTTTATTTTACTAGCTCCTTTGGCAAATTTAAAATATTTACCTATAATAGGTAATGAAGCAAGGCC